GTCCAGGTCGTCGAGGATTTAAACTACACGAAGACGATCCTCCAGGTCGTGGACGACGTTCAGCAGATCACCGAGGCCGTGGTCAGGGCCCGGCAGCTGGTCCGGATCGAGAACGACGTGGAAGAGATCCCGGAGAACGTGATCACCTCGAAGGGACTGGTGAAGATCCTCGACGAGGTCCAGCAGGTCGTCGAGGCCGTCGACGTGGCGCGGACCCTGGTCAGGACGGTCGACGACGTCGAGCAGCTGGTCGAGGCCGTGCTTCATTCGAAGCTGATCACTCAGGTCGTCTCTGAGGTCCAGCAGATCGTCGAGGACGTGAACCGGACGAAGGGCATGGTCCAGGTCGTCAATGAGGAAGAACAGGTCGAGGAGACGATCCTCCGGGTCAGGGCGATCGTTCAAGTGATCAGCGAGATCGAGACCCTGGTCGAGACCCTGGTCGCTGCTCGGGGCCTCACTCGGGTCATAGACGACCAGGAGACGATCGAGGAAGCGATCACTCGGGTCCTCGGCGAAGGGATCATGGAGTTCTTCGACGTGATCCTGGCGTCGGACCTCCAGGACGTGGTCCAGGCGGCGACCCAGTGCCTGGCGACCCTGGCCGGCACGGCCCAGGACGTGGGCCTCGAAGCGGACGCCCAGGACGTACAGCTGGCCGCGGATCGAATTGACGCGGAGCTGACCCCGGAGGTCGAGGACGACACGCCGGCGGAGGAGATCGGGATCTCCCTGGTGCCGGATACGATCGACGCTCTCCTGGCCAGCGGCACCCAGGACGCGGTCCTCGTGGGCGCGGTCCAGGACGTCTCCCTGGGCGCTACCGCGATCGACGTGATCGTTCATCCGATTCCGGACGAGGTGATCTTGACAGCGGACGCCCTGGATGTTACACTGGCGGCCGATCAAATCGAAGTAACTTATCAGGACGGTGACTAAAATGGCAGAAATTTTTGATATGAAATACCAGGAGACGAATATCACGCGAGTCCGCGGTGATACGTTTCCTTTCAGCTTCGTGATCAAGGACAGCAATGAAAACGTGGTCGACATCACGGGTTTCTCCTTCAAGCTCTCCGTGGATACGAACGAAGAGCCGACGGATGAGACGACTCAGCTCTTCAAGCTGACCGGCGTGGTCCCGGTCGGAACGGACGGCGTCGTGACGTTCACGCTTTCCGCCGGCGAAGCTGATCAGACTCCCTCGACGTACTACTTCGACCTGGAGCAGACTGACCTCGCCTCGAAGATCAGGACGGTCGCGAAGGGCGAATGGAACGTCGTTCAAGACGTGACGAAGACCTAAAGGAGTAAAGCATGGGACAAGTGACAATCAGCGGCACGGCCTACGACGTGCACGGCACCTCGGCCGGCCTGAAGACTTACATGGCTGCACATATGAATTCGGCAGCCTACGACAGCGCGAGCAGTAACAACAGGAAAAAGGCTCACGTTTCCGCGACGCGCTGGCTCGACCGAGCAAACTGGCAAGGACAGAAGACCGACCTGGTGACTCCTCAGCCCTTGGAATTTCCGAGGACGGGACTCACGGACAAGGACGGAAACGCGGTCGACAGCGCGACGACTCCCGAGGCCGTGGAGCACGCGACCTATGAGCTCGTGCTTTACCTCCTGGCCGACGCCGAGGCGACTCAGTCCCTCGACCAGGGGAGCAACGTGAAGAAGGTCCAGGCCGGCAGCGCGTCGGTCGAATTCTTCAAGGGCACCGATGGAAAATATCCGAGATTTCCTACGGAGGCCCATGAGCTGATCCGTTACTTCCTCGAAGGTGCGAGCGGGCTCACCGCTCCCATGGCTCCCGGCGTGGACGTCGAGAGTCAGTTCGATGGTTGTGACGGCTATGGTCTCGGAGCGGGGCTGGCATAATGGGAAATAAACTTTTCGGAGTGGATATAGCGAAGCTGGTCCATAAGAACATGAGCAAGGGCCTCCTGGCTGCGACGCTCACGAAGAAGAGCTCCGGCGCGCGGACCTCCGGATCTCTCACCAGTGGAAAGGCGAAGACCGACTCGACGCATGAGTGCAAGGGCTTCGTCGACACGTATTCCAACCGCGAGCTCCAGGACGCGAAGAACATCCAGGCGAGCGACCGGAAGATCCTGATCATCGGCGACAGTATCACGCCGGCGGCGGTCCCTGAGAAGGGCGACGAGATCACGATCCTCGGAAGGACTTACCGGATCGTCGGGCCCGTCATGAGCGACCCGGCCGAGGCGACCTATACCTGCCAGGGGAGATAAATGGCGAAGAAGTTCATCCAACCCTCCGGCGACTTGATCAAGCTGGCCGATAAAATGGCTCCGAAGTGGAAGTCCAGATTCCTCGCGGTGATCAAAACGATCCAGGACGCGAACACCCTGAAGAGGATCGAGGAGCTCATGCTCCTGGGCCAGATCGAGGAGGCCCTGATCCTTTCGGAGACGGCAGCTCTCCAGCTGGGCAGGCTCTGGGGCGAGACCTTCACCCTGGCAGCCGACGAGACGGCGAAGCTGGTCCGGGACGCCCTGAACGTGACGCTCGACTTCGACAACGTGAACGAGCGGGCCCTGGCCGAGATGCGAAGGAATCAGCTCCGCCTGATCCGGCAGTTCAGCGAGAAGCAGCGCCTGGCGACCCGGCAGGCCCTCCAGGACGGCATTCGGCGCGGGATCAACCCTCGGGACATGGCGCGCGAGTTCCGTCGCTCTATCGGCCTTACAGACCGCCAGGTTCGGGCCGTGAATAACTACCGGCGCATGCTGGAGCAGCTCGACTCGACGGCTCTCCGGAGGAAGCTCCGGGACGCTCGCTTCGACCGGACCTTCGCCAGGGCGATCAAGGAAGGGAAGGGCCTGAGCTCGGACCAGATCGAGCGCATGGTCGGACGCTATCGGGATCGCTATATCAAATACAGGTCCGAAGTTATAGCGAGAACGGAGTCCCTCCGGGCCGTGCACGCCGGCGTCGATGAGATGTATCAGCAGGCTTTCGATTCCGGGACTCTTCGACCCGATGCTCTTGTCCGTCAATGGGATACGTCAAAAGACGATCGAGTTCGCTCAAGTCACCGAACCATGGACCGACAGAAGCGCCTGGTCGGACAGACTTTCGAGACGGGAAGAGGGAATCAAATGAGATTCCCAGGAGACCCCGAGGCTCCTCCGTCTGAATCAGTTCAAGACCGCTGCGCGGTCACTACCAGGTATAAAGAAGATTCTCCAGAATAATTTTGAGAATTTTCTTTATTTTTCGTTAAAGATAGGATACACTTGCAGGAGAAGTTATGCAAAAATTTAAGAGTTACGCGAAGGTTCTGAAAGTGCAGGAAGAGCTCGGCCTCGTGCTGGGGTGGGGCATCGTCTGCACTGAGAACGGTGAGCAATACTTCGACCTCCAGAATGATCATATCCCTGAACACTCCATGCTCAAGGCCGCGACGGACTTCATGCTGAACAGCAGAGCCGCGAAGGAGATGCACTATCGCTCCGACGCCGGCCAGGTCCTTTTTGCTTTTCCCTTGACCGAGGACGTGAAGAAGGCCTACGAGATCAGCTGCCCGAAAACCGGGCTCATGGTGATCCTGAAGCCGGACAAGATCATGCTGGAGAAGTTCCGAAGCGGCGAGCTCACCGGGTTCAGTATCGGCGGGCGTAGAGGTGAAGACAAGGTTCTGGACGACTAAAAGGAGTTAATAAGAAATGGTATTCCCCAAAGCAAAACACGTTATCGGTGTCCCGTGCGAGATTCCCCAGCTCCAGAGTGACAATATCTATCTGGAATCCGCTGGCCGGAAGGTCAGTCAGGGCCTTTCCTCGACTCCGAACACCGCGGCCGGCGTGGCTGCCGAAAAGCTGGCGCGAGGCTATCAGGTCGAGCGGCTGACGCTGACCGACGTCGAGATCGAGATCGACGAGGCGAACGACTACGCGAGCGTGAAGCTCGTGGACCTCCCGAGCTCGAACGTCCTGATCCTGGGCGCGATCGTGGATCTGGTCTGCACTCCCGACGGCACCGTGATCACGGACCCCGAGGACATCGACTATGCAGTCGGAACCGCGGCTCTCGCTTCCACGGACTTCAGCAACTCCGGCGAGAAGGACATCGTGGACGAAGCCGACGTCGCTGCCCTGGGCGTCATGCAGGCAGCCTCCGGCGCGAGCCAGGTCAATCTTTTCAAGGCGAAGGGTACGAACGCGGTCTACCTGAACATTCAGGCGACGATCGCGACCACGGCGACTCAGTCGTTCGCCGGCACGGTCGACCTGATCTTCGTGGACCTCGGCTCCGAAAGCTAAAAAAGGAGCTGACATGGCTGACGAAAAAACGAAAAAGCAAAAGACGATCATGGAGTCTTTTCATATCGACGAGATCAGCGGCGTCGACCGACCTGCCCAGGAAGGAGCGCGAGCTCTCCTGATCAAGCGGGACGAGCCGGAGGAGGATGCTTTCGAGAAGATGCTCAAGAGCGCCGGCCTCATTCTGACCTCCGATGAGAAGGGCCATTCTCACCTGGTGGACTCTACCGAGGAAGGTGGGACCACGACTCACAACAAGGCGAACGGGGCCGAGTTCGGTCACTCGCATCCATGGGTTAAGAAGTCCGACGGCTCTATCCAGATCGGTATGGCCGAAGGACATGGTCACGATCCCATGGAAAAACGTTTCGAGCTGGAAGACGACGGTTTCGACAAGCGGGAATTTTCCGCTGATCGCCGTCGCGAGCTCGCGAAAGAGGGGAAAGCACTGCCCGACGGCAGTTTTCCGATCGTAAACGTCGCCGATCTGAGGAACGCCATACAGGCCTTCGGTCGTGCGAAAGCAAAGGGGCCCGTCGCGAAACATATAAAGCGGCGAGCCAGGGCACTCGGCGCGGAGAAGGAGCTCCCGAAGGAAGGACTCCTGGCGCTGAAATCTGTCAACGGTGAATTGCAAAAGGAGCAAAAGACCATGACCGAGAAAAATGAAAGGACCGTCGAAACGGTCGAAAAAGAGCTCCAGGATTCCCAGGGCGAGCTGGCTATCGCGAAGGCCTACGGCGCGCTGAATGACGCCGAGAAGTCTCACTACGCCGGCCTGGGCTCCGATGAGCAGGCGGCGTTCCTCAAGCTGGACGCCGATGGGCGGAAGGCCGCGGTCGAGAAGGCCGTCGGAGACGACCCCGTGATCTACAAGTCCGACAGGACCGGGAAAGAGTATCGCAAGAGCTCGAATCCCGAGGTGCTCGACGCGGTCAAGTCCGCGGACGAGGCCTGGAAGATCGCCAAGAACGAGCGCGAGAAGCGCGAGGACGGTGAGCTGGAGAAGCGGGCGAAGGACGAGCTCTCGAACCTTCCCGGCGAGATGGACGTGAAGAAGTCCCTCCTGAAGGCCGTCGACAGCATCGAAGACCTGAAGGTCCGCGAGGGCGTGCAGGCCCTCCTGAAGGCCGGAAACGAAAACCTCAGCAAGGCCTTCACCAGGATCGGCGAGCAGGGCGAGCCCGAGTCTT